GATAGTAGATGTAGGTGAAATATTACCAGGAAGTAGTACAGAATAACCCTCAGTTAATACGGTTGCATCATTAAGCACATCTTCTCTAATCTTAATGTAAATTGTAGAAGTGTGTCCAAAGTCATCCTTAATAGTAAACTTAGTACCAAGAGTAGTGTTACAATCACCAAAGGCAAGAGGAAGATTGGTCTTATCTCCAAAGTAGAACACAAGACTATACTCATCAGTATTTTGGTCAAAGTCCAATACAACGTCAAAGTCAACAATAAGATCATCACAATTAATCTGACAGCAAGTATCTTGAATCAAGGAAACAGCAGCTCTCAAATCACAAACAGCCAACCAAAGTTTCTCAATAGTTTGTGCTAAGTTCCCAGACTCTCCAGTCCAAAGAATTACTGAAGGATCAACCAGAGAAGGAATAACTGTAGAAGGAGCTACAGGCTCACATTCATTATCTGTAATAGCAGATAAAATATCACCAGGAAGTCCTGTTGCTGTTCTTAGTGAGCAGAAAGCTGCCTCAAGTCCAGACAAAGCAACATCAATATCCTTTGGAACAGGACTGCTAGAACAGATTGGTGTAACCTGAGGAAGACCTGCTGCTTCTAAAGCATCAAGTCTAATATCTATTTGTATAAGAGCTGAATCAATACCTGCTAGTGTTGCATCAATACCATCAAGTCTAGAAAGAATTGTACAGATCTTTTGAGCAATTTTTTGTACATATAAAGATATACGAACTGGATTTGTAATATCCCCATTAGAGTCTGTAAAATCAGCTATAAAGCAACTAGCAAGAGGAATCTCTATTTCAGTTGTACCTCCTCCACCTAATGCATCTATAATCTCCTGAAGATCACACACTTTGTTAATCAATAGCTGAAGAACAATACCTAGTGTTTTTTCAGGATCGGGGCAGGTAAGACAGTTATCTACCAAACATTTTAGATCAAGGTCTGATAGATCAAGCTGGTCTTTAAGATCACAGATTTCAACTGCTAGCTTATGGACAACGTCAGAAACTGTGTCGCCTGTACATAGATTAATACAGGATATATCATGTCATATTTTATTTTATTTCTTTTCTGTCTCCTTGTCTTGTAATGTTTCTTCAGCTTGCTGATCTTTTATTTTTTCATTAATAAAATTAACCAGAGGAAGACCATACTTTAAAGGAAGCTCTTGAAGAAAATTATTTAATTCAAGTAATGCCTTTTCATCTAAAACAATTTTCATAACTTGTTGGTTTTTAAGGTTTTATAAAATACAAGTGATTGCATCACCTCTACAATATAATATACTAAAAAAAATCTACTTCTCAAAGACTAAATTAATACCAAATATAGGGGGACTTTTATCACAACCGCTCCCGAAGGAGCAGTTATGACATTATCCTTTAAAACTGAGGAGTTGTCTCCCCAGCTTCTCCAGACCCCCTACACTTAGTACATAGAACAAGAAACAAACTTCCCAATCTAGATGAGATAGTTTAGAAAAACAGATCGCTTTTCAGAAATCTGCTCTTCACTTTCTTGCCCAGGTGACAGGTCTTTCCAGGGAGCTCGCACTGGCTTTAACCTGCCACCTCTTATCTTAAAGAACTTCTATATTTTAATTCAACTTGACCCATGCCCCAGCATCTCTCCCCCACCATCCAGTAGAGTTAACTGTTATTCCATCTCCAAGATTAACATATACCAATAATCCATCAGCAGGAGCAACAATAGCCTCAGCTTGCACCCCACTCATTCTTGGAAGCAAAAACCCTTGAGTTGTACTATCTATCTTTACTTTAGCTGATGCATCTTCTACAGTTGTATTAATTAATACATTTCCTGTAGCAGATTTAATAATTAATCTATTATTAGTATTATTACTTCCTAGATTTAAATCAAGACCTGTCTCACCTCTTACAAAAAATCCTAATGAAGATGCTAAGATCTTACCAGAAATGGTAGCTTCTATACCAGCACCTCCAGAATATCCAAAGTTCCATATACCCTGCGTTCCTGTTGTAGAAGTGATAAATCCAGTAGATTTGGCATATATCTGATAGTTAATACTAGTAACATTATTAGATGTTATTTCTAAGTAACCAGAATATCCATTATTAGCTGAAGGACCTGAGAGTCTAACATTTGGCGTTAGAATACCTAATGATCCAACATGTAAACTTCTAGCTGGAGCTGTTGTTGCAATACCTACAGCACCCTGTAAAACAGTTGTAAGAATTGAAGTGTTACCTAATGTAACTGTATTACTACCATTACCTCTTGATTGATAACCAATTACAATTTCATTTGTATTACCATTCAAACTAGGTCTTGCATCAACTCCTAGGTATAAAGAGTTATTACTTGTTGTATTATTACTTCCAGCTGTAACAAGTTTACCAGCATCCCAACCTAATGCAGTATTATTCGATGCTAAAGTCAGAGCACTTAATGCTGTTCTACCAATTGCAGTATTGTTAGCACCAGATGTAGCAGATGCTAGTGCAGATCTACCAACAGCAGTATTTCCAGTGTTATTACTATTTGCTAAAGCACTTCTTCCTATAGCTGTATTTTCAGAGCCTGTAGTATTTGCTGGTAAACTACTTCTACCTACAGCTACGTTATCAGAGCCTGTTGTGTTTAACCTTCCTGATTGATGCCCTATAAAAGTATTTGCATTTGTAGTCAGATCATCACTGAACCCAGCTTCAAATCCAAATGCTGTAGTATCTCCAAGATTGATCTGAGATACTCTTCCTGCAAATGTGCTTACTCTGTTTGTATCATCTACTTGTAAGTAAGTACCATTTAATGTTGCATCAAAGTCTCCAAGTTCATAAACTCTTGTAATAAAATCTACATTAAGTCCTTCAAGAGAACCAGCATACTGTGTATAAATTGATTCTAAACTAGGATTAAAAACCATAACCCCACCACCAAAAACTCCAGCAGGATCACCTATTGTAATAGCAGGTCCAAGAACTGAAGAGTTTACAACAACACCATAACCATCAGATGGTACACCAAGCCAGTATTCTTTGCTATTAAAATCAATATATAAACCTTCTTTAAATGCACCAAACTGAGTGTAGATTGATGCAGTTAAACCTTCTACAACAATCTGTCTATTAAATGGAAGATAGCCTAATTTAAACACTGAACCAGCAAAATCAAAGTCTAAACCATTTGATGCAGAGTTATTTATAAACTTTGCAGAATTAGTCTGTATTTGTAAATAAGATTGTCCTACCCCCGCAAATCTACCTATTCTGTAATCATGTGCTGTAAGATCTAAAAATAGTCCATTATCTGTCCCACTTAGATTTGTTCTAAGTTGAGTTCCATTATCTAATAGTAATGAGTCACCTAACTGTGACCCAGAAGGTGTCCACTTAGGAATACGGTTTAGTGTACCTGTTCCTGTTACAGGATTAGTTAAAACTGGTTGTCCGCCAATATCAGAAAGTACTTGCGCACCTGTTCTATATTTAATAATTCCACTATCACTTACTAAAAATCTATCTGTATCAATAGCTGCATTCAATATAGTTGAAATATTAACATTACCAAAAACATCAAGTGTTGCTGCTGGTATAGTTGTACCAATACCAACACCCAAAGATGTTACCGCTAATTTTTCATTAGAATTAATACGAAATCTTATAGCAGTAGAACCAACTCCATCAATCAATGTATATCCAGAAAAAGATTGAATACTAAATCTTTTTGTTCCACCACCACCCATATCAAAGTATGAGTTTGTATTACCATTTATCTCAATAGCAGAATTGCCAATAGTAGATGATACACCAAGTATAGTTCCACTATAACCAGCGGAAAATATATCAGGAGTTGTTGTTCCTATACCTATATTACTTCCACTTTCATATATAACAGAGTCTCCAATTGTACTTCCCCCTGTAAACTTTGAAACATAACCACTAGTTCCTAAACCTCCTATTTTATTATTAAATATACTCCAGTCTGTACTAGTAAGCTTACCTGTATTTACAGCAGACGCAATAGGTAAATTAAATGTATGAATACCCCCCACTGCAGAGTTTATAGAAAAATCTGTACCTAAAGTACCAGTTACCATAAACTGCACCTGGTCATTAATACCATTTAGAGCAGTTATGCCAGTAGTAAATGTTGTATCAATTTTACAAAGATGCTGATCTTGTGTATGTAGTGTAATTGTCTTACCTGATGTATTTACATACACTCTTACAGCAAGTCTATCAAGTATATTTAATGGTGTATTTGGAACAGTAAGGTTTGTAGAGTATAAATCAATATCTGTTCCATTTGTAATAAATTCTGGTGTTGCTGAGTTATCAGCTATTAATGTAAAGTTTACACCATCATATTCATAAAGTTCAACATAAAATGACGGTGTTCCTCCTGCAGAATCTGCAGAAAAATATAAATTAAATGTCCAAGCACCCGCAGGAATGTTAATAATAGATGGATCAAGAGGATCAGTTATAAAACTAGCTACATACCCAGGTGCTGCAATAGTAAAGTCTGTATTTGGTGGAATAACAGGCACTTTGTTCATCTCATAGTAGGTATCACCTACAAAAACGCCTTGATTTACACTTCCATTTAAATAATAACTTGCAACTGACCCCCCACCTGTACTAGGAAAGTTTGAAAGCTCACCATCACCTCTAATATACTGAGAAGCTGAACCAGCTCCATCAACCTGGATTACTCCACTAGTAGTAACTGGACTACCTAACACTGTAAAAGCTGGAGGCATACTCAATCCCACACTTGTTACAGATGCTGTACTTATTACCCAAACTGTACCATCCCACTCATATGATGATGATAAGTCAGTGTCATAAACAATAAAACCTTTGTCTGATGAAGTTAATGTAGCCCCTATAGCTATTCTTTGAGCAGTGGTTACATTATGAAGCCTGCTGAATAACAGCTGGTTCTTATTCAGACTTATATCATGATAATATTGTTTAATTATTGATGGCATAAGTTATGACAAATATGCCCACCCAGAAACAGGTGAGCTGAATACAACATTAATTTGAAAACTATTAATATACTGCACTGTACCCTGAATCTCTTGACCATTTAGATCTGTTGTCATTACATTTGGTGTAAATGGCAAATCATAATCTAACACCCATATTGACTGAGCAGGATCTATTTTAAAGGATTGTGCGGAGTCTTTAACTATTGTAACATTAACAAAACATGTTGATGTATCTTCAATAGTATAAGGAATAAGATTACCATATTTTTTCTTCACCTCAGAAATAGTAGAATAGCCATCAGACATTTGCCAGGTAGCCAACTCATACCTCATTGTAATTAAGTCTACATCTTCTTTAGGACAACATGAAGATATACCATAGCGTATTTTCTTAAACTCAGCTAAGAAAGCATCTGCATAATTACAAAAGTATTTTACTTGTTTGCTGGCAAAGTCTTTCATTCTGTATACTTTTTCAAAGTTTCTGTCTTCTGCTCTTTTTCAACTTTTAAAGAAGTTTCATAATTCTGGAGACAAGAAGAGCAAACTTGTTTTCCATCTGAGGCGGTTTTTTTCTGACAACCGCATGTGAGTTTTGACCCACAGTTAAGACAATTCATATGTTTGGTTTTAGTAAAGACAAGTCTTACAATCTAGCTTAGCTAGACGTTTTTGAGCATATTGAAGAATACTCAATGCATCTGAGTTATCTTGACAATATTCAACCTTTGCCTTTGCTGCATCTATAAAACTCTTAATAAGCCTAAGCTCATTAAGTTTAGCTTTTACATCAGCCCCTGGTTCACATGCTGCTAATTCAAGATCAGCAAGGTTTTGGTAGTATGTGTTTAAGATTTGAGTGACTCTTAAATGACTATATTCAACAAACACCTTATCATTAGGTGACACAGAATATCTAACTAAATAAATTCCATCTGGAAGTGTAGCAGAATAACTACCACAGTCCTGAGACTGGATTCCTAGATTACATGCATTTAAAACAACATTAAATTCAGGATCAACATCAATTGATACAGGAGCATTAAACCCAGGCACTGTGATTTGTAATGTCCCACAATTTATAGGAAGCTTATCTGTGTAGATGGAAGCATCCATAATCCTAATAGTTTTAGGGTTACTTGTATAGGGAATATCTAAAAAAAGTTGGTGTGCAAAAGCTGACATGTTACCTGTTTTTAAGACCCTTCCTATGTATATGGGGTCAATATAAATATACTAAATTATAGGGAGTTTATCAAAAGAAAAAAAGGGGAGGGGGTAAATGCCCCCACCCCCTTTATTTTCATAGACTAGTAAAATTAAGCGCCAGTAGTGGTGGTAGTAGTTACAAAGTCATCGCAAGGAAGACCTGTAGCAGTTAAGTATTCCACCTCAATACCGTTACCAGCAGCATCCAGAATATCCTGAAGCAGAGCAACAAATGCTGTTGTATTTACACCCACCTTAGTCCATACTGTCAACAGATACTGATCATTATCAAATGTACCAGTAGGGTTGTTGAAGCGAGGAACACTATGGAGAATATTTACAGAGTTGTACAGCTCATCTGTGTCAAACTCACGGAGAGCAGAAGGAACCTCAATTTGACGCATTCTCAAGCTATCTGTAAAGTTTCCATCAGGGAAGGCTTCTTGACGGTATCTGTTAGACAGAATAACATCACGAAGAACAGTGTTACCAACACCTTGAGCCTGCAAAGGAACCTGAATCTCAGGAATGTAAGTGCCATCAACTGTGTATTGACCAGTGATAGTTACACACTGAAGATTACAAGGATCACCAGCATCATCAGTCAAAGACAAAAGAATGTTGATGGGTTGCAGTTCATAGTGGTCAGTTACACGGAAGGTACAGTTTCCAAACTTAGTATCTTCATAAGCACCAGTGAAACGGAGACAAGACTGAGCTGTTTTAGCACCCTCAGGGTTTTCAGCAGCATAAGTTGTCCAACCAGAATCATCAGAGTTGTAAGCATCAAGAGCTGCAATAAACTCTTCTACAGTGTTAAAATCAGCTTGATCAGCCACTTCTACACCATCCCAATCAGACACAGACAACTGAATAAAGTTGCGCAGAATAGGATCTATAGCAATTTGCTTAGCCCAATTAATTGAAACAATTGTAGGATCTACAATAGCACCAGTACAAGTAGCAGTGCAATCGTCAGTGCAACATCCTGTGTAAGCAGATACAGTTTTATAGATGTTGTGAGACAAGAAACGGAGAGCAGGACTACCCTTCAGATCAATACGAAGGTTGTAAGTCTTACCACATTCCATTTCACATACACACACATCTTTAATGTGTTGCTGAGGCTCATTAGCACAAGTTGTAAATACACGGGTGATGTACTTAGGGTTGATCACCTTAGACTTTACAGACTCTTTATAACCACCATGATAAGGACCAATCTTATCACTAGTGAAATAAGAACCCTGAGCCAACAGGAAAGGGGTGTTAGTAGCAGGAACAGAGGTAAAACTCTCATAGGTCTTTGCATTGAAAAGACCTAGCTGACCAGCTACAAGGTCAGATGTTGGATTGCCAGAAGGCAACAAAGTCAATGTGTTTGCTGTAACACCCAAGTCGCCCAGCAAGAATGACTTTTTAAACGCGTGATTAAAATACATCTTTTTAAGATTTAAGGTTTATAAATAAAGAAACATTTTTTACAAATAGTCTTTGAGCTCATGATCAAGCAATCTCATAGCAATCTTATCTTCACCAAATGCAGTGAGCTGATCTACCAGGTCCTGCATCTTTCCATGCTCTTCATTCTGCTCTTTTAAGTAGTGGAGAGCAAGCTCATACAACATGTGACTTCCCATCTTCATGGCATGGTTTGCAAGCTCCATAATCTGTTGGGTGATAACAATCTCATGGTCAAATGACTTTCTGATAATATCAGGAAGACCTCCATAAACTTCAGCAGGCTGCTCTAAAGAAGCAGTTGCTGGTTGAACACCCATGTTAAGAAGATAGGTACGTGCAATTTCTGCATGACCTCTTTCTTCATCAGAATACTTTCTCCAAAGTTTGCCTCCATTTAAATAACCATTATTGGTTAACCAAAGAGACATTGCAAGGTAAATTCTAGAAGACTGATCTTCCTGTTGAGCTCTGTAGTTTAAAAACTTAATACAAGACTCATCAATCAGGGGATTCTTACCTGCTGTCGGAGCTGTTTTAATACCAGCTTTAGAAGGCTCAGCAGCAACTGTTGAAACCTTTAAAGACCTTTTTAGAATATTACTTTCCATTGTTAACTAGATTTTTGAACACTACCTTCAGCTCTTTGGTATTGGTTAAAGGACTCAATATCAGCAGCTATAATTGCAACAGCAGCATCTATAATGAGTTCTACAACATCATCTTTAAACTCACATTCTTGTTCTGCATTTACCACCCCAGTGGCTGGATTGATGCATCCATCAAATGTTACATCTAAAGGCTTTCTGTAGTAGGAGAGGATGACAGACTCAATATGAAAAGTGTCATTAGTATACACTCTAAAATGATTGTCATGCATTGTAGCAAATGTCTCACCCCACTCAAAACTAGGACCCTTGAAAGAATCCTTTAGCAGGATGTCTGCATTTGCTTCCTCAGCTAAGTACACTTTAAAAGATCTATCCTTACAATCCTCTTTAGTTCCTAATACCCCTACTTTAATAAAATAAGCATAATTTGTGGGAATACCAAGACTTTCAAAGAATAATTTTTTATTTTCCCCTTTTAGAGTCTCTGTAGATACAAACTTCTGCAGGTCATCAATAGTTCCAAGTGTTTGTTCAGAAGACTCTTTCTTAATGTTTACACCATGAACTTGTCTCCTAAACCACTCTCTTTGAGCTTTATTAAAAGCTTCAGCAATCTGCCAACACTCTATATTATCATAGTCAAATGATGCCAGTTTATTTAACCTTTGCTGAAACTTTATTCTTAAGAGAGTATTCTTCATATTAACACTTCCATTTTCTTAATGACTTATTAATCCTGCTATCTGGGTCATTAGCTGTTTTAGAGGATGTAAGTTTTTTCTTCATACCCTCCATTCTAGCACAGAATGACTTTTTTCTAGATCCTCCTTCAGGCTGAGGTGGTTTAAGATTACCACCTGTAGACTTATTATAAGAAGCTCTACCCTTAGCATTAAGTCCTCCACTTGGGGACTTGCCTTCTTTGCGTTGCCAAGCTGGACTCTTTGCCATATTACTTTCTTTTTTTAACCATACCACCTCTTCTCATAGCAGATCCTCCAGAAGCTCCAGAAGATGCTGAAGATGTTGAAGATGAAGATGTTGCAGAAGATGTAGATGCTGCAGCAGCTGGAGCAGGCGCAGGACGACCACTACCAACCTTACCTCCACTAGAAGGTTTTGCTGTAGACTTTGCTGTTGGTTTTACAGGTTTTGCAGGCATAGGTGCAGAACCACTAAACTTTCTTTTTTTCATTATTTCTTTTTAGACTTTACAGAACCACCATTTTTCTGAAATCCCATCTTGTTTCTAACTGCTGTAGGCAGCTTTGCAAGACCTGGATTTTTTGTAGCATCAACAGGTTTCAGAGAACCACCAGATGCCATCTTGGGTTTTTGACCTTTAGCTTTCATTGCTACAGCAATTGCAGCTTGTTGTTTAGCATTCTTTGCCATTACTTTTTTCTTTTTATAGTAGGTGAAGAAGAAGTTTTACTTTTTACAAGACCTCCCAGAGCAGCTATTTGTTGTTTAGCTACACCTTGAGCAGCTGCAAAACGAGCTTTATCATTTTTAATTTCCATAGCTCTTTTCAGAGAGTCTAAGTCTGACTCAGCTCTCCATCTTTTTTCGTCTGCTGAAATTTTACTTTTCATACTACCTGTAGTTTTTGGTTTTTTGTTTTATAGATTTAGGTTGAGAAACAAACTGTTTACCTTTCTTGTTACCCTCAGCTTTAGCTTTATTTGTAGCAGCTTTTTCACCAGAAGATAAAGAAGTCCAAGCAGCCTCAGGAAGGTATCTCTTTTTACCTTTAGAAGGAACTTCTTTAGAAGAACCTTTCTGTTTATTAGAATGTGTACCAGAGGTCATCCACTTTTGATCACCCCAGCTCTTTAAGCTTTGTTGTGATTTTGCTAGTGCCATTACTTATACCCTCCTCCTTTTGCTTTATACTCTCTAGCAAGCATCTGGGCTTTTCTAGCAGACCATTCACCTGGGTCACCACCTTTACCTCCAGATTTAATCTTGTTAAATAAAGACTTTCTCATACCTGGTTTGGTATAATTACCAGCTTCATTCACTTTACTTTTTGCCTTTGCCATTTGTTTTACTTTTTGGATAAGGGTTTTCTTTATGCCATTTCTTAGTAGCTGCAACACCCTGGGCTACTGTCTTTGCACCAGACTGTTTTGTAAGGTTAATAGTATCCCATTTACCTTTATCTTTAGTAGGATGAGTGACAATAATATCACCCTCACCACCTTTACCTTTGTTATTGGTCTTTTTGTAAACAAGATGCTTCTCTCCACCAGCTAATACTTTTACTTTCTTTGCCATATTATTTTTGCCAGGATTTTTCCACCTTACCTTGAACATCCACTAGGATTTGTTCATTAAGAGGGTTCTTTAAAAATTCAAGAACATCTGAAGGAGTTTTACCAAGGATGCTACCACTTTCTAAATGATAAATAAACCCATCAGCTCTTGTTGCAATAACCTTTAAGAAAGCAGCATCTTTTACCATAGCTCTAATTTTTAAAGTTTCCATATCTAAAGATGCAACTTCTAGAAATTTTTCAGCTGTACGTTTTTTGTTTGTATCAACAGACTCCCCATTAATATATCTATCCATATTGTCATACAGTACATCTGTAGGGGTAGACTTTTTATACTGAGAACTATTAGTGTCAACAATCTTAGCAACGTAAAATAACTTATTAGTGTTCTTGTCAAAGAGTTTCTGAAGTTCAGAAAGAGCCTTGTTTCTAAGCTTCTTCACTTCAGTTTTAGTAGAAATAGTATTTTCTAATTTATCTAAGTAAAACTTAGGAGGAGTTGCCATTTTGCGAGCTGCCTCATATGACTTAGCTACAATAGAAAACCCTCCATTCTCAATAGCAATAAGCTTAATAAGATCATATGGATCTTTTTCTGGATCTAAAAAGAGGGGTTCATTACTACAAGCTATTCTGATTCGTCCCCAAAACTCATCATTGTCAGGTTTAAGAAGTCTAACCTTGTTCCAAAACTCTGGATCATTGGGGTTGATAACATTAGCTGCAAGCTCTTTTTCTAACTGAGAAACAATGGTTCTAATTTGTTTAACCTTAGCTTCTTGTTCTTCAGCATCCAGCTTTTTAATATCAGGAGCAAATTCATTAAGACCAGTGACATATCTTTTAATACCATTCATCTCCAAACAGGTGAGCTGTTCTTCATGAAATGTGTTATCAAAGAGCGTCAATCCATATTTCTCAAGACCCATATTTGACTTACTTTGTTCAAAATAAGGTCTAATTGCAATGCTGGACTTTTTGTTTTGTGGATAGCCCTCCACAATAGTTACTGTACTCATTACTTGGTTTTATTGGTTTATATAATCAACTGTCAAGAACTCCTTGACAACTCATTAGTCTAAAATCTGTGAGATCAAACTTTGTTTAAGTTGATCTTCTTTGTTCTTTTCAGCACGTGCTTCAGCCTTAGCAAACTCTGCATCTGTAAACATCAATGCTTTAACCTTACCATTCTGTTTAATTAAAACAGATAGATAAGTATCGTTCTCATTTGTAAAGGTAGTAGATTTTTTGTTTTTAACTCTAATTAATCTACCAAGTCTTGTAAATGTCTCAAGTGCCATATTAGTCAATTTTAACTAGTTCATAATAAAAATACAATAGCCCCCAATCAGCAGCATTAGCTACATCATAGATTTTTAGAGTAAATGTATCAGGAGCTGCACCAGTTGCAAAAATTACAGGGACAGCTGATCCAGTTGTATAAGCTGTAAGCTGAACATAAAATTTTTCCCTATCCTGAGTAATTTCAGGATTTTGAAGAGTAATAAAAAATTCTTGAGCTCCACCATCAAAGTTCTCTAAATCAACAATACCTCTTTTAGAAGATATTCTGATAACTGTGCTTGACCCTCCAGCAAGATCCACCTCATAATGTTTGATATCCATTATGTCTCTAGATAATCTATTAACATGGGCTATTCTTGCAAGTCCAGCTTCAGACTCAGAATAAGCCTGTTGAATAGCTCTGCTAGGAGACTCATTATTCTGTATTAAACGCTTTAAGGAAATCATTATAGTATTTTTAATTGCCCTGCTGAGGATTGCAAGTCCCCCTAAGGTATGCGTACAGCAGGCTGCAGACTTTCCTTCTGCATACTCCTTTATAAGTGATCAATCTTATACTTGTCTGGTCATTTCCAGATTGGATACTATCCAGGAGGGAGGGGTTGTTATTTCTTCTTGCTTGATACTTTACCACCCATTTTATAACCAGTCATCATCTTACCACCACCTTTGTAAGCAGGAACTGCTCCTTTAGGGGCTACAGATTTAACAACTGATTCTTTTTTTGTAGGGTTTTTAACAACAATGTTGTTACCCATAGCAGCTTTGTTTTTTCCAGCCATTTTGTTTTTGTTTTTATTGGTTTATTAAAAAAAGTGAGAGGGAGACCTACTAGAGGTCCCCCTTCACTATTATATTAGAATGAACCACCAGTGATCGGGTTTCTCATAACAATCTTCAACACCTTGGTTGGGTCTTTAACCCAGATAGCAGGCATTGTTTGAGTCATGAATACACGATAACCATTGAACTGTCCACTAGACTGGAAGCCTTGTGTACGTCCCATATAGTCCATAGTACCATTCTGATAGAACCACTTCAGTTGATTATCCCAACCCAACTTCAACAAGTAGATGTTGTCATTAGTATTGTCAGTGATATCAAAGATAATGAAGTTGTAGCTAGACAGAGGGAAACCATCAATAATTGGGTTTTCAATGTCGTTAGTATGTACGTTGTCAAATGCAGGGTTCAGAACAAACTGAACATTAGCAAGGAAAGGAATAACATAGCTAGTGTAAGCATATCCAAAGTTCAGATCCATTCCACTACCAGTGATAGCACCAACTTCAGAAGCGTTGATGATCAGACCAGAGTTAACAGCTTCACGTTTGATAGCTTCATTAACCAGACGCATACCACCCATACCAGTTTGTACAACCAGCTTACGCTTAGGGTCTGGACCTTTGAACTCCACACGACCGTTGAAGAAGTTGAAGATCTCAGACTTAAACAGATCCAGTGTAAAGCTAGATTTGTTGTAAATACGCTTATATGAGTTGTCAAGTTGCTTCCAAAGACCCACAGACAGACGAATGTCATCTGGACCATCTTGCTTAACACGTCCACCATGTCCCCACATCAAGTAGGTTTCGATGTCTGTAGCAATCTTAGTCAGGTGAGCAGCCTCCATAGTAGTCAAGAAAGTACGTGTAAGAGTACCACCTTGGATAGCTCTTTTTACATACTCCTTACCCATTTTAGCAGCAAGACCTTCCAGGCTAGTGATAGAAGGATCATTGCTCTTGTCAAAATTTCTCCAGATCTCTGTTACAGGAACTGAACCATCTTGTCTCAAACCACCCTTCATCATCAGGTCAGCACGACTAGATACAGAGTAGTGAACGTGAGCTTCAGCACCACCTACAAAGTTGTAGAACTCTCTGTAACCAGAACCATAAGCTCCGATATCAGAGAATCTTTCACCATACTCTCCACGTGCAGAACCTTTACGGAAGAACTTAGTACCATTCTTCAGATACTTAGGAGCATCCAAGAACTTAGTGTTGTCGTTGTTAACCAACTGAACAGTGTAAACTACACCATCTGGAACAGGGATGATATCCTCTGTAGGAACGATGTACAATTCCACACCATTATATTTGTCATAAGTGATGATATCACCATGACCAAATGTACGCTTGTTCAACTTGATTTTGAAGGTAGTACCATCAGCACCAAGCTCTTCAGCTGCTTCAATGTTCTCAACGATATAAGGAAGATCCTGAGAAACAGGAACCTGCCACTTATACTCACCGCGAGCATTGTCTACATTAATTACGTTCTTTCCACCAAAGCTTGACATCTGGTACAAAGGCATCTCTACCTTTTGTGCCATCGCCCAAAGATCAACAGGACCCATATCCATAGGCTCTGCAGTCTTCAGCATGTTAACCAGGTGGTAAGAATCTACGTGAGAGCTAGCATTGTAGCTTGTATCCCGTAGAAAGATACCATTGTTTAAAACTGGAGTTGACATTTTGTTTTGTTTTGTTTATTGATAATTGTTATCGTTTAAAAATGTTAGTAGGTCTAACTATCTTCTTTTGTGTTTTGGTCTCTGATTCATCTACTACAGAACTAGCAATCTTATTAGCCTGTTCTGTCTTTAATTGTCTCACCGTTTGTTCTACAGCTTGGTTCTTGCCTTGTTTAACAAGACTCTGTCTGTATGCTTCAGGATCTGACAATAACCAAAGAGCTTCTGCAATAAGAGGGTAGTTTGGTTCTACAAACTGATATTTCTCTAGAAGATGTCCTAATAAGTTTGTAGGACGACCACTAATAGAAGGATATTGGGGTTGAACCAATCCTGTATACAGTTGAGCTTGTGTTTTCTTATCTAACTTAAGACCATTCACTTCAGCAGCCTTCAGCGCATCATAAACATTACTAACATAAGTGTTAGCTGCTTCTTCTTGCTGTTGGCGGAGCTGTTCTTGTTGTGCAAGTTGTTGTTGTACAACCTGTTCTTGCATAACATCTAATTTTGGTTTAAACTTCTTAGCCTGTTGTTCAAGCTTACCAAGATCTTTCCAGGTTGAGATTTCCTCATCAATCTCTCCATCATCACCAAAACCAGTAGCTTTCAAGTAGCTTCTTACAATAAACTCCTGATCATTAGGATCTTCAGGACTCATTTGACGAAACTCTTCTACATGTGCTAAGGCTTTGAACAAACCTTTCAAATCTTGACCACCATCTGCAACATACTTTGCAGCATATTGCAACTCTTCGGGTAGACTTTCAAAGAACTGTTTGGGGGTTTCTTGTCTTACAGCTTTTTCACGCTCTTCAAAGTTTGCTTGTAAAAGCTCTTTCCAATCTTTAAGAGAATATTCCTCCATGGACTTCTCATCATCAAAAGGAATAATTAACCCCTCTTCTATCAACTTGGACATGGTGTCTACTAAACCAGACTTATCCACTCTAGGACGTCCACCACCTCCTTTCTCTTCATCTTTTATAGCATCATCAACATCATCTAAAATGTCTTTGAGCTCTTCTTGACTTACTTGAACAGCAGGTTTTTTCTCAGCTGTTCCACTCTTGTCATCTGTTTTACTTTCTTCATCCTCATCATCTACAGCATCTGGACTTAAAAAACTAAGATCTACAGACTTGTTACTAAAAATGCTAGGCTTTGTAGAAGCTGGAGGTGTTGTTGGTGTCACTACACTTTCAGCACCAGGAGCTCCTGTAAAAAGACTATCAATGTCAAGATCTAATTGCTGCACATTTGTTTGTGCATTGTCGGTTGTACTCATATTTTTTGTTGGTTTATATCTACAATATTAATATACAAAATTATTTCAACTAAATATTAAAAATGTAGTAGGGGAAATCAAAAGTTGCCAGTATACAGCTATAAAAAGGCTCACACCTTATTTATTTTTGTCTTTAGGAGCTTTGTCATACTTATTCTTGTTCTCCCTAGCTATCTGTAACTGTTTGTTGGCAATCTCCTCTCTTGATGCTATTTCTCTTTCTTTTATAGCATTTTGAGATCTAACCACATTCATTCTATTCACTTCCTTCTCTCTTTGAAGACTGGTTTGCTCTTGGTAGTTTTCCTGTTTCTGGATTCTCTCCATAGCATCCTGGTAGTCACTCTGAAGGTTTTGGTTAATGTCCATCATTGATCCATACCCAGCAGCCCTAATCTCAGCTTGTAATATTTGAGACTGTCTATTCTTCTCATTCTCAGAAGCTTCAAACTCCATCTTCATCTGAGCTTCCTGCTGGCGAGCCTGCAGTTCTTGTTGCTGCATTTGCTGTGCTTGCTGAGCTTGTTCTTGTCTCATTGCATTAGCTTTTTCTTCAGAAGCTTTAAGCACTCCTGTAAGTTCAGCAATAGACTCAGACTTAATAATATTACCCAAGTCATAAATAGAAGCACCAGCTGTGTTATTCTGCAGTGCAAGTTGCTTTAACTGATCTAGAACAGCTCTGTGATTGCTTCTGGTTGTAATAAAAATGTTTAAATCTCTAGCTAACAAGTCAACACCATTCATCTGAAAATTAACCTTCTCATCTGTAGAAGTGATATACTGAAGACGCAAACTAGGTTTTTTAGAGTTATAATACTGAGCAAGGTCAGTACGCATCTGGTGCACTCTAGGCATCAAATGGTCTGAATGCTGTACAAAATAGTGCTCTGTTTGAGCATATGAGTTAACTACAGCCTGCTCAATACCTGTAGCTGTCTGCTGTCCTGTGACAGAGCCCAGACGTTGAGGACTAATGCCAATACTTTCAAAGGCTTGACTTTTGAAATAGTTACCAAGCTGGATACGTGATAACAGACGTTGTGTCTGTTCAAGATTAAGCACCTGGTAGTGTTGGAATGCTAAAGCATTTTCTGTATTTGTAATAGAAGTGTCCAGAGCTAACATCTGGAAATTCTTCATTGCTACATACGCTTTAGCAAGATTGTTCTTACCCCAGTCTTCTCCCATAGAGTGACGTGGTAGAGCATTTTGATCCAGAAGAATTACAGTACCTAGCTCATCAACTAAGATGTCAGCAATCTGGTTATTTACAATGTTATAACCAATCTGGAAAGGTTTCATCAAGTCTACAAGACTTACTGATCGCGTATTGCGATCAGAGAACACAGATCCTTCTACAGGAAGTTTACATCCATAAACAGTCTGGTCTCCCTTAAACTGGAAGGGGATTTTTCCTACATTTATATACATGGGAGCAAGACCTCCAGGGTTGTTCATACCCCAGAAACTAGGTCTGTTAGGACCTACCTTAATACCACCCCAAGTCTCATTAATCCAGATCCAGTCAATATGTTCACCAAAGATCAGATTGTCTTTGGTTTTGTTTTTTACAAGCTTTGTATTATATACAGGCTTCTCTGTCACCTTATATGTCTCATCTACAATTTCTTGTGTAATCTCACCCTCTTCGCTAACGCTTGTAAGATGACCTACTTTACGCTGACTCTTCCAATAAACAGTGGTTGCGCGCAGCATATGTGTAGGACCATAGTCTAAGAAATCTTCACCTTCAGATAATATCCACTGAACAATATCCCCATTATAAGGCATGTTCTCATAGGTAGATAAGAACTGACGGTAAGCTAAAGAGGGGCCTTCCACATTATAGGCATGAGATCTTGTAGCATCATAATATGAACCATCATTCTGTAAACCTCCTAAAGGTAAGCCTGCAGATCTTACAGGATAGATTGCTTCAAGAGCTTCTAGCTGATCTTGAGACATTAAATATCCATACTGATCAATGATGTCAGCTACAGTGAGAATTTCAATCTTACCTACCCAGTTACCCTGGGAAATATATCTTGCACTAGGAGACTTATGGTAGAACGTAAGAAGAGGGTTCCAAAGCTCAATATCATAGTCATCTTCATTCATCTTAAAATGCCAGAACTCTCTATCTGTGATAAGCATGTCTCTAAACGCCATATTCTCTAGCTCATAAATCTTAAATCTTTCTTCATCAGCCTTATGCTGGTGAGTAGCCCATTCTTCTACAAGAGAACGATAGTCTTTTTTAAAGAACTCTTCAATTTCTGGAAGAGACTTAAGAGCCTCAGGATTAAGAACTTGTTGAGCTTCTTCAGACTGAGGGTCCATCCCCATCTGTACAAGCTTCATCATCACTTGTCTTTCAGCATCTGCTAAAAGAGTTTGTTCTATCATTCCTCTTTTCTCCTCCATCATTTCATTATAGGAAATGTCATCAACAGCTCTAAACATAATTTTAGAAGCTCTTTTAGAAAACTCTCCTGTCAGAACATTAATAACATTTGGAATGATGGGATAAAACTTAAGCTCAAGTGCAGATTGGTCTTCTCTAGTGAGCGTCTCAATCAAGTCTGCATACTCATTGTCCTCTTCTATAATATAGTCTGATCTATCAATAATACCTTTAGCAAGCTTATAGTTTTTAAGCAGTCTTCTGGCATTACGTCTAATCTGCTTTATACCCTGCCACTCTAACCAGTCACAGTTCCACGCTCCCCACTCCTCATCCTTCTCACTCTTAGGTAAAAACTGGATGGGCTGTGTCAGCGTACCCATCTTATTATATGAGGTCTTTTTACCTGCTTTTAGATCTAGTGCATTATATACTTGCATGATTCTTAATTAGTTATGGTGTATGTGTATGTTGGTTTCTCAAACTCCACAATGTCTGTTATGATAGAAAAATATCCATCTCCAATAGTGTAGTTTGTTAAAACAGGTTGTGAAAACATCATCTATAATTTTTAAATGGCATACTAGGTTTTCTCATGCCTGGTGACATACTTCTTGAACCCCCCATATGTCTAAAGGGGGTCAATTTTAATTTATGACTTTTTTCTGGATTTACCAAGTTTTTGTTGCTCACCTCAATCCTTTTCTGTAAGCCTCTGTTGGACTGCTGCACCTTAGCAAAAGCTATTAAAGAACAGAATGACACAAGACGGTCAACATTTATACCATCCTGGTATGCCTGCATTTCTTTAAGAAGCATAGGATCTGGAATGCGCTCCACGCCATATATAGTCTTAACAATAGTACCATCTGGTAGAGTTTCATGGTCTAATTCTTCTTTTAAAAATTCAATACCATATGACAGGATTGTACCCTTAAATATAGTACCTACGTTCTTCCAACCATACTCCTGAAAGACATTTCTGTTAGCACCTATGTCTTTAAGAAACAATATCATATCCTTTGGTACTAAATACTTTTGTTTCTTCTTAGATATCATGTATTGGATAAACAAAGCTACGTTGTTCTCCACTATTGTCCAGGCATTGTAGTGTTCTATGAGCATTTCTAAAAGCTCATGGGTTTTATTAATATCGTCAAACCTACCACACCAAGATGCTACAATAGCATCTCTTTCTAGAGTGTTTCTCACTTTACCATCACCCTCATCCACTATAACTTCTACAGGATTTTTATAAACGTAAATAGAACACAGTGAGTCTGATGTAACAGTTTTACCCTCACCTACAGGGTCAATAGATGCATAATACATCCCAAAAGCAGGGTCTTTTACAGGACGTTCATAAATACAAACCACTGCTTCTTTATTCTCAGCTTTTTTAGAGACTGGAAACTGCATAATTGGAAGTTTTCTAGATGGTGTAGCTACCACTTTACCCTCTGCATTTCTAGAAAGGTCAACATATTCTACAGCATATGTTTTTTCAGTTATTCTTTGAAGCTGTTTAGAAACAAGATGTTGTGGAAACTTGCTCACTTTTCTAGCAGCAAAAGCCTCAGCAATATTACGAGGGTGCTGTGATATAGTAAGTTGATAAGCTTCAGGAGCAAGATCTTTTTTAGCTTTCTCAAACTCTATCTCTAAAGCTTTTAATGCATCTTGTACTAATGAATTACCATACTGATCTATATAAGGGGGCATTGACCATTGCTCAGGAATAAAAAGTCCTGTCTTACCTATTGTACCATCTCCATCTATAAGAGTGCTATCCACTGCATAAAACCCATTCTCATCCGCATTAAGAATATATTCTTTTAGAGGTTCACACTGATCAAGATCACCCACAGAACCTGCAGCAATAAACTGACCTGTAATAATATGACCAGACTTTAAGGCTGGTTTAATAAACCCATAAGTCTGATCCATCCTAGGTGCGATACCACCTTCTTCATGAAAGAAGTAAGTGACAGGACCACCGACACCATTTGTAGGATCTTTCTCAAAAGAGTAGGCTGAGATGGTTGACTTTAATCCTTTATAAGTGTCCCTACCATTTATTCTCACCTTAATTCTCTGTTGCCATGCTCCTACTTTCTCAGGTTCAGAAGGTCTATACCAGGCAGTATGCTCATTAAGAAAGTTTTTATACTCATCTAAAAACTTCCAAGACCCCTTCTCATTTATATAGTCTTTAAGACTAGCTCCTATCTTTAAGACAGCTCCCTCCTCAAACCAATACTGGTTAATAAGTTTAGCCATGTGAAAATAGGAGGATGCTATCTGACGTTTCTTTAGAATGATAGCATGCTGATAATGAAGCTCAGCCAGAAGTTCATATAGTGCCATGTGGTACTGAGCATCCCTCACCTTAGCAAAGTCAAACCTCTTTTCTTCTTTGTCATAAATAGGAAGAAAGTTTAACCACATGTAGTAGTCTCTAGAAATGTACCAAATTTTGGTACCTGAGTGCACAATCACTCCTTTTCTACATTTCTCTTTTTGATCATTCCAATAAGCTATAAAGTCTTTGCTCTTAAGAGGAGCATCACAATAATATTTATCTTTTTGAAACTTTCTAGCTTCAGCATTAAATATTAAACTTGTTTCATCAAACTCATACTCACCAGGTTCTTTAAAAAGAGGAATAAGAAAATTCTTAAAGTCATCTCTTGTCAAGAACTCAGTGGTGATCCATTCACCATCTTTATAAGTGGGAATCTCTATATAGTTAGATGTTGACATTAAGCTTTTTGTCTAGATTTGAAACATCTCCTTTTGTAACATAAAGAATATCTATAAGTGTAGTTAATGACTTGCTCTTTATTACATTCTCACACTTAAAGTCACTCATGTAATTTAACTTCTGTTCTCTAGGAATAGCATTCCAGTCCCCAGTAAAAGGATTAAAATGAAAAAACCAGTTAAACATATAGTCTTTGTTCTCATATCCTGGTTCATAGTCTTGGTATGTATCTGCCATATTATATAGTTTAGAGGTGGATATAGGAGTCGAACCTATGATGAAGCTTTTGCAGAGCCTTGCCTTGCCACTTGGCTAATCCACCATTAGCTGTAGGGGGAGGAGTCGAACCTCCACGTTGACTATTCTCAACAAAACATTTATTTCTGTGGAGAATAACCAACACCACCGAGACAAGGTGACGTGTCTGCCTATTTCACCACCCTACATTATTGATCATATGCTAGTCTTTGTCCACCTCTTACAGTGGATTGTTGTTCTTCCATTAAATCTCTATACACTCCTTTAAAAGACTGCCTCACCTCATCATATCTTTCTGCCATTCTTAGAAGAGCTGGAGAAGACCCATCTCTACCAAATGTTAACTGTTCTGTAGCAAGACTTCTTGCCATGTTATCTAAGAATATTTTTATACCTAAATAAGCTCTATATGTTGGCGTCTCATACATCTTTTTGCACATCTCTAACCCATACACTATTTCAGGTTCATCTGTACTAAAGTCTGCATCCACCTCTTTTAAAATAAGTTCTTCCTTATCTGTCTCAGGTACATCAAAGAAAGGATTCATATCAGGATTAGGACATGTCATATAAAATAAATACATGTAAATACGCAGATGTTCTTCTGGGTATTTATCCATAACATCTTTTAAAAACTTTAGAGTGTAGCAATGCTCTGATGCAATCACCCTACCATTACTTATATCAAATAGTCTTACCATCTTCTTTTTCTTTTAAAAAGTCCATATTGTATGTAGCGCCTTTACCCCATCTACTTTTTCTAGGTTTCCATTCTTCAGGTATTACAGGAACCAGGGGTTCACCAGCTGTAGGATTACCATAAATTATTAAATCATTTTGATCCACTGTTCTTACCATACCTGTCTCATATATCCGTACAACAAACTGTGGATTAGAAGTTACACTACCACCAAACATAAACATAACAAGACATTCTCCAAGCTGTTTTGCATATGCATCAAAGGGATTGTGTATCTCATGAATTGTCTGTGTTATCATTACACTTTAAATATTAGTGACTTGCCATAAAAGTGACCAGCAGCTTCTCTTAAAGATTTGATGGTCTCAGGGTTTTTTCTGTCAGCATATTCTCTTTCCACTTTACATGATTGATGGAGCATACCTGCAAGATTATGCCAGTTTTCATCTGACATTCTATCTTTAAGCATTGTAACTAGCTCATCAGCCAGTGTAGTCATAGCAAAACATTTTCCTATAGGGTAGTTATTATTCTCAAGTTCATCAGCAGTTTCTTCTAAAAGTTTGCTTATTTCTAATAGCACTTCAGATAGTCTTATACGCCTAGCTTCCTCAATCTCCTGCTTCTTACCACTTACATCAAATAATAATTTTATAATATCTATCCACATAACTTTTTTGTGTTTTGGTGTGTAAGGACAATTCTTACATCTATTACCACAACAGTAGCCTCTGTTAAGAAGGAACTCAGAAGCTAGTGGTTTACTCACTGCATTTTGTGTTTAAAATCTTTCCAATAGTTTATCAGTGTAATCACTTCCTGTTTTAAATAAGGAAGATCATACTGCACAACATCCAGTACAATAGGATCACCATTAGTATCACAAGCTGTGATGGGGTTGTCAAACTTATCCCTACCAGCTTCTTCAAAGATGATGTGATGAATGGTGAGTTTCCCAGGAGACAAGCGAGGGTTATGCTTGAGAATCATGTAGAGATAGAGACTGAGCTGCAATTCTGACTGACCGCAGAGTCCTGCAGATTTTAAATATACAAGATGCTCAGGGTAAATGCCTTCTTTTAACTTTTGTTCAGGAGCATGTTTAATACCATCCTGTTCAATAGGTTTAAAGATGGGTACTGTCACCCCTTCTCTCTCAATAGTATTTAGTCCACAGATGTCTGCTTCACGCTGAGCATGATACCATGTACCAAGATCAGTGGCTCTGTTAGACTCAGCTTTCCAGGCTGCTTTGATTTCTTCAGGTGTCATTCCATACCACTTACTCTTCTTACTTTTAGAAGACTTAGTAGCTATGGTGTCTGCATCAAAGGGTTGTTTAAACTTGGATATGAAACTTGTAACACTGGTCCAATCTATAACATCTTCACCTATTGATACATACTGATGCTTCTCTGGTTTAAATATTAATGACATTAGAGTCCTAGTTTTTCGTTTAATAAGTTTTCCTCTTCTTCTGAAAGCTCAGCTTTCCAATATTTAAATGGACATTCAGAAGAAAGAGCTCTTGTCTTTAGGGAAAGACTACATCCACATCCACCATTTCTCTCATCACAACAAGGCTGTGTCCCTGGAACCATACAACCTTCACCTGTTTCATCATAACACTTAGAAGGACAATTCTTACAAATAAACATTCTGTATTCTGCTACAGCTTCTACATCTTCACGTTTAAATATAGAGTTGGCAATTCCCTCAAGAATCTGACCCTTGTGCTTCCAGATTTTAAAAATATTAGCTCCCAGGTTCATTGTTAAATCTTTTATTTATTACTACTCTTCTTCTTTGTTTTTCTTCCAGTATTAGCTCCACCATATTCTTCATCATCTCTATCTTCCTTGCCACCTGTAACTTAATCTCATACTGTTTAATATCAGTGTCAGACAGCTTGTTAGTGTAATTATTAAGCTTGTCTATTTGATTGTGCAGAGCTCTTTCTTTTATATAGAAAGTACCAAGATTCTCCACTTGAACATTCACTGTTTCAAGACTTGTCAGCTTTTGTCGTAGTGTTTTATAATAAAAAGCTACAACAGCCTGCACTTCCTCAACAGGTCTGTCCATCTCCATTGCAAAACTTGGTAACAAGTCTCTAACCTTCAGGGGTCTCAACAGCTATAAATTTATAGTCAAGAAATATGTTTCCCTTAGTCTGAATCTTTAAGTTGGGATTGATAGAAATTTTTTTCTTACTCTTTCCTTCCTTAATAACTAAGTCAAACTTTTCTGCCTTTCCAATAGTGTTCCTCACTGTTTGAGCACTCTTGAAAAGATTTTGTGTGGCAGCTTTCTGACAAAAAGAATTTAGCTCCTGCTCCCCAGCAATAGCTAAGAAAGACAGACAGTCCACCTCAGACGAGCTGAGTGTGATCCCAGACAAGAAACAATGTGTGATTATCTGGAACCGCACTGCAGCAAGTCCATTGATTTTTGCTTTTTTCTCTACATGATTTACAACAGCCATGACTATTCAGTAGGTTTTTCTCTTTTTAACTTGCGTCCAACTGCTGGTTCCTGGTCTTCTTCAAAGTCAGGTTCTGTAGGTTGTTCTTTAGGATTGGTGAGCTGAGCAATAAAGACAAGGGCTTTCAGCTCTTCAGCTCTACCTACAGCAATCTGAGTGTTGAAAGTCTGAAGTTCAGCTCTCAGTTTAGCAATCTCTAACGACTCAGTGAGATAGGCAACCAGCTCTTCTTTAGTTGGTTGTCTGTCCAGTGTTTCTTCTGTTGACATTGTTATTGGTTTTTATAATTAAGAAATATTTCTTTGAACTCAAGATAGGGGGTATCAATAATATAAGTGTCCCCATCAATACAATAAAGTGTAGTGCAATTATATAAAGGCTCGGTCTCATCATCTGAGGTTAGCTTAATAGCATAGGCATAGTCTAGCTCTACACAGAAAGCCATCCATCTACCAGGGTCTGTTATTCCAAGAGATTCTACTGTAGACATGTCCATTGTCCTACAGTTTACATTGCACTCATGTATCATTGGTTTCTTGAGACGGGGGTTGTTTAACCGCCTACAGTACAAATATACTTAATAAGTTTAAACTACAAAAATTTATTTTTAAACTTAAACTGGGGATGTTTATAAAAAGAAACCCCCGTCCTAGATAGGACAGGGGGACACACAATGACACATTAAAAGAAAGCATATTAGTAAAAGTAATAGATATATTTTCCCCTACCCAGAAACCTCTCAGTTAATAACTTCACCAGAGCTGTACGTCAGACTAAGTCCTACACCCAATGGAACCTAAAACCCCTGTTAATTCAGGACACTCATTACCTAATGTGTTATGGTTCCAACCTCTAGCTTATATATTAACCATTTGCACACCTATTGGGGACACCTCAGAGACTATGTAAAAATGCTGTCTCCTACTACCCAACTTCTGATCCCCTACTTGATTACCTCAGGGACGCTCATCTTGGAGGAAGGATGTTACTACAAATATAAGACAAAAGTCTTGTGGTTTGTAAAAAATTTTTTTACCCCAAAAAAATGGTCTGTGTTTGAGGATGTGAGGACTTGTATATTAAATGACCCCCAGCCTCTGACAGACTTGGGGCTACCCCCTGGGTCTGCAGGCAGGCTTGTCTGTACGGTCAGCAAAAAAAGTTTTTTCTACACAGGGAAAGACAAGCTTCCATCCTGTCTGAGTTGCAAGTCTTCGTACCTCAGACTTGACAACTCATCCAGAACTCCTTTGGTATCTTGCTGAGGATGGATGTCTATTGTATTGTATATCTTGTATGTATCCTTTAGAAGATTGGTAGGAGATCGGAGCGTAAGCAGACTCTACCACAGCAGGAGCAGGTTGCTCCAGGGTCTAGAGATGCTCATGCACACAGGATGAAGCCTGTTAAGAGTCTCTAGACCTGCTGTATTTTTTCACTCTTTATTCTAATCTAGGAGAAGTTATTATCCTCCAGGTTAGACAGGGCTTATGCTGTAACAGCCCTGACACACATGTAACAACGCGCTAAGGACAACCTTACCCCAAGCTTCAGCAACTTGGGTTATAGTCCGCAAACTTGGGAGCTGGCTTGGTAGGCGAACTGCTCCCCTATTTTGTTTTCTTAACCCTCTAAATAGTTCACAATGAACAAGATAGAAAAGATCTTCACTGCTGTTGTAGTAACAATGGTAGTGATAATATTTGTCCTAGCCTATAATATCCCTGGGACAAATAAGACAGTGCTATGGTGTCTGTTTCTACCGCTAGTAATAGCAAGGACATACAGAGCAATACTGTTAATGAGAACCAAGGACTAAAGTCTTGGTTCTCAGTCCTTTAGGACATTGATATTTTTTTTCTTAATCCATAAA